CAAACTTTTGCTTCCCAGAAAACAATTTATTGAAGTGGCTTACCATATCAGAAATATCAGATGCTTTGATTTTTATAACATCCTTTAGTTCTATGCCGCAAAATAACTCTATCATTTTCTCAGCTACAAATTCTTCATCATTTGAGTTCTCAGCTACCTTTCTGAATTCTTGGTAATGCTTTAATGGAATCTCACTTAGTGATGTTGGTATAAGCAATTCTAACTTCATATTTTTATAACTTTTATTTATCCTTATTGTTATACATAACTGCAATGCTATACGCTTCGTTTAAGAGCATTACATCTCTTCTCATTCTCATTGGATTGTCAAATACTATTCTTACCATTACACGCTTTCTATCGTGTATGTAGTCCTGTACTATTGCTATCATTTCCTCAACGGATGGCGTATGTCCCATAGCTATTGTTTAATCCTAAAGTTTCCATTTCGTGATACCTCAGCGCATCTATAATGTGGTCGTTGCCACCTGCAGGTTTGTTTAATCTCACTCCTGTTTTATCCGTGTCCCAACAGTAGCTTCTAAGTTCTTTGATTAAATTAATGCTGTCTGACGTTACTAAATACTCCTGACGTTGCATTACATCTATTCCGTAATTAATCGAATCCTTGCCCTTCGTAACACCCTTAATCGTTATTCCTTGTCTGCGTATCTCCTCTATGCTTTTAGGTTCAGCACTATCAGCATATACTACTACGTTTTTTTGTAGTTCTTTAGCTATGTCAGAATTAAGCATACCGGTACGATACACTTTTTCTCTTACTATTCTTTGTCCGTTATATTGATATATTTCCACTATCGCAGTAGGGTCAACTGAATAACCAAAGTCTAAACCTATGCCAATTAATCGTGCCTCAATCGGAATATTGTCGATTATCTTCCAATTATTAAACACTACTCCTTCTAAGCTACCTACTAAACCAAGTCCGTAAACGTTCCACCAATTTCTCCAATACTCAGAAGTTTTAGCTTTCTCCTTGTTCTTTTCTATTTGGTCTATTATGGATTGGTCTAAGGCTTCGTTATCCTTGTACGTTAAAATTATGAAGTCGCTATCTGGTTCGTCTTTTAGTTCCGTATGCACCCAAAACTCATTCGCAGGGTTAAAGTCTAAAAATACCTCTCTCTTCGTTCTAATCGATAACTCATTGTACGCTTCAAAAGTGACATTATTGCACTCATTGATATATAATATATCCCTACGAGCGCCACGTAACTTAGAACTATCATCAGCCGAAAAGAATTCAATAACGCTGCCATTCGCAAATTCATATCTTAAAAGTGATTTATTAAAGTTTGCATCTATGTATCGATTTGTCCACCTCATTATCTTTAAGAAGTCTTTTAATGCACCTCTTCTTAAATGTGGGATTGTTTCAGCTACTATACTAATCTCAAGTCCTGATTGCCTTGCTGCTTTGTCTATAAGTATAGGAAGTATACCAAACGTTTTTCCTGCCGTGTCGTCCCCTCCTACTATCTTCAGAGGGGACTAAAGAGCGGAAGTTCCACCCTGAATAATCTTTATGCGATTCCTCAAGGCAAGAATCTTCCTAATTGCTGTTGTTACTTTAAACATATTGCCATTTAAATTTATAAGCAGTCTTATACTTTTTTTCTTTCTTACAACATTTAATAATCCCAAATGAATTAAAACCAAGTTCTCGTTTCACTTGATTTATACTTTCAAATTTACGGATTAAATTACCATCTAAATCAAATTGTAAAATTGCTTTTGATTGAATATGGTCTTTACCACTTTTACTTTTCTGCAATCCATTTTTAAATGCGTGTAATTGATTTTCACTTGAAGTTACCCATTCTAAATTAGAAACGTTATTATTTGCTTTATTTCCATCTTTATGATTAACTTCTCTTTTGTTTAAACTATTATCTAAAAATGTTTGTGCTACTAATCTATGCACGGTAAAATAATGTCGTTTACCATCTTTAAATAACTTAGCCTTTTCATATCCAGTTTTAGAGAAGTTAGTCTTTAACATTCGTTCTTCTTTAGTTTGACTATTTGTACTTTTACCATTACCCAAACTTTTAATTTTCCCACAGGTAGAAATCTTATACAAGTTTTCAAATCCTTTTATATTTTGCCATATTTCCATACAACAAATATACTAAAGTTTTTTATATTGTATACACCCTTGATAAATTAATCTTCTAACTCTTCGTTATCTCCTTCTAAATCAAATAAGGGTTGCTCTACTATCGTAGTCTGTGTCTTCTCTACGAGGTTGTTTAAACGTTGTGTAATAGATGGATTATACATTCCTGCCATACCTCCTTCGATTTGGTCTTGGCGTATTTGTTCTTTAATTGCGCGACAGATGCTTGAAAATTTCTTATACCTTCCTCTTGAGTTAGCAAAGTAATTATCTAATCCGTGAATAATTCCCATATCAAAGACGTAGTTATTCAGTCCTTCTATCGTTAAAGGTCTTTCCTTTTCTCTATAAACCATCTCAGCGTCCTTACCTACAAAGTCTTTTACTATGAATGGGTTTTCTTTAGTCTTCTTCTTATATTCTTGGAATAACTCCCATAGGTGTTCAGGTGATGTTATTTTATTAGGTCTTCCCATTTGTTTCGTGTTTTGTTAGTTGAGTGAGTAATTATAACTTCTATACTCTTCATAGTTTACCTCTTCCAGATGTATGGTTTTAATCGTGTTATCATAAAACAAGACATACTCAGCTTCAGCAATTGCCATAGTGAGTCTTAAGCTATTCCATACTTGTCTATGGAGTTCTGGGTTTATAACTACTAAGTAATAGTTAGTTTCCACTTTTATTTTGTTCGGCTGCTTTAACATTGTTCGTGTTTTCGTTAAAACTTGAAACGCATACGGCAAATCTTTGGTCTATATCTGTGTACTCAGAAACCATTTTGTCATCTGCCATACATCGTTTGATAAATTCTTTCTCCGTTTCTGAAGATGTAGGATTAGGAATTGGCATCTTGTTCGTCTTTATATTGATTATAGACTTTCTTTAATTGATTAATTATGTTTCTCCAACAACTTGAGCAGCTTGTAGGCTCTTGTCTAAGGTTTAAAACACGATTATATACAGTTAATAAACTCTTTTGAGTAGATGGTTTAATTTCTCCACTTCCTTTTACAAAGAAATCATCTAAGATTAGATACTCTTCTTCAGTTAAGCAGTTCGCCTTTCTGTAAGGGAATAGTTCATTTAGTTTCTTTTTACGCTCATCGCATCCGCAGTCCTCTCCAGCTATAAACTTTACTAACTTCTTAATACCTGTTTTCTCAAATACCTTTTCTAAAGTATCTCCTAAACCTTCAGCGACATCTTCTTTAATATCGTTTACTAATTCTTGTGCTTCGTCTTTTACTATCTCTACCACATCGGTAAAAACTTCAGACTTTCTTCTACCTCTTCTTTTCTTTTCCATTTCCTAATTCTTTAATCATTAATTCTAAATGTACTATTCTTTCTAAAAAGTGTTTTGCATCTAATAAGTTAACATTTTCGCCTTGCAAACTATGTGCAAATGATACATAGGCTAACTCCTTTTGGTTTTCTAAATAAGCTTTTATCGTTTTCATTTGTTATCTATTAAGTTCATATATCTTTCTTTTAGTTGGTCAAATTCTTCCTGCAGCTTTTCGTGTTTCTGTACCAACTGATAATATTTATCAATCAACTCAGCGTAATTATTTCTAATCTCACTCAAACTATGGTATGTATTTTCAGATTCGTTCATAATCTCCATTCAAATAATCCTGATAGTCTTCTCCTACATTCTCAATCAAACGTTGCTTACAATGCTTTATAGTGTGAAATATAGACGTTACAGATATTTTAGTTAACGCAGATAACTCACGCATAGAATGATTGTTCTCTTTATATAACTTAAATAACATTGTATCGTACCAATGCCACGAGTCTATTTCCATATATATCTTTAATTCAATATCGTTTTTAGCTTTCTCTATTCCGCTAACCTCAATATCTTTTATATCTAAAGCATCGTTTATGGTTACCTTTTCAATCTTAGATTTTTGCTTACAGTAGTCTACATAAATATTACGCAGTACAAACCATATAAAACCTTGATTTACTTGTCCGTCTTTTATTATCTTCTCTGGGTTCGTGTATTTGTAGATTCTTAAATACATCTCCTGCACTATGTCTTCTGAGTATCGGTCTTCTCCAAAGGATTTAACTACCGATATAAAGTGCTTGTGGTGTTTTGCTACCGATGCTAACCACTCTGAACTATTTTCAGTTGTCTTCGTTTCTATACAATCGGCTAATAACATACACCCAAATTAAATCTATAACCTTATAAACATATTTCATTCTTCAGGATTTAGCCTTATAAAAGCCATACCATCATACATATAATTTAAGAACCAATCACAAGTACGTCTATTCATCCTGTATGCCCTGTGCATTTCGTCTTTTACTATCTTCCTAGCCATATATCATACATAAATATGCTCAAAGCTAATAAATTCAAAGCACCAATTACTAAAAATATTACTGCTAAATTAAAATATTCCATCTTAAATGCTAACATACTTAGTCCTAACATAAAAAATGCTTGAATCAAAAGGTATATAAATATTATTTCTCGTTCCATAATCTTTCGTAATAATTTTGTTTCTGCAAAGATAGATTTTCTTTTGATAAATCAGATGGCTTTAAATAAGACGTTTTAATCGTACTTCTTTCTATTGGATATACTTTGCTATTACTATTAGTAGAAAGTGCCTTAGAAACGAGTAAAACAAGTATTACGCTAAATATAACAAACATTGTAGCTTGATAGATTTTTAGTTCTGTGCTTTTCATAGTTCTATTCCTCCATCTTTAGCCATCTCCCACAATTTATCACGCGCATCCTGTAACGCATTATATGTATCGTCGGTTATATTCTCTTCGTATTTTAATCTACCTCTTAAATATTGGTCGAACTCGTGAAGAACTACGCTCATATCTACCGCCTTGTTTACAAGATTATATTCGTGTGCGTCTTCCGGTAGGTTAAATTCTAATATTGCTTTCATATCAGTCTCTATTATTCCAATTGTTTAACACATCTATAATTTCTTCCCAATCAATTTGGTCTCTCATCTGCGCTTCGATTGCGTTACATTCTTCCTCTGAGAAAATATAAGGATAATAAATCCCTGTAATGCCATTCCATTTCGCTCCTTGAATGCTTTCAAAAATAAACTCTGGGGTGTCAGTTGCTAAATCATAGCCATATCTGTATTCGGCTTTAACTGAGAATATCTCTATCACTCCTTGTGCATAGATGATTTCTAATTCAAACTCTTTCTGAGTTCCTGTAAAGTTTTCGATTTCTACTTTCATAATTTTCTGTTTTGTTGGTTCAAATATATATTTAATTTTTAAAGTCTTTTATCTTTTGCTTATATTTTTCTATAATCTCTTTTAATTCTTCTCGTGTAAACTTTCGTGTTTTCATCGCATCAATGCTTAAACGCTCGAATTCTTCATATCCTAACTTAACTAAAAGATTTTCACGGTAAGGTAAAAGATTGCCAGATAAAAATGAATTGCAATACTCACATTGTAAATGTACATTACGCTCATCAAACCTTACATTGAAGTGTCCACCTGCTGAATAGAAATGTCCTGCGTTGCCTTTCTTAGGTGTTTTACCGCAGCTCACGCATAAATTTCCTTCATCTCTTAACCTGATATACTTATTAAATACTTGCTGCGCTACTTTCATTAAATCTTGTACAGTAGTTAGTTCGTCTTTTAGTATCTTCTTACGCTCTTTCCACGCTTGATTTTTCTTTTGGGCAGTTTGTTTAATAGCACAACTTAACGAACAAGTGCTTTGTGCAGTAGTGTATATCGGTGTAAATTCGTTTTTACATACTTTGCATTTCTTAGCTTTCATATTTTTATGGCATTATGTATAGAAATTAATGTATATGTCTTTTCAATCTTGTTATTATTTTCAAATTCTGTTTGTTTAGGCATTGAATTATCAGTAATCCAATTTGGTTTTATATCATTTATATTGAAAACAAATATTCCTTCTGGTGTTGAATTTATATAAAGAGCCTTGCAATTCATTTTGTTTAAACTATCATATTTAATTTTCTCTAACATCAAATTATCGTAGTGTTTATTTCTACATTTTAATTCAATGACACATTTATATGTTGAACTAAAACAATCATAACTTGAAAATTTATTTTCGCTTTTTGTTAAATCGTATATATAATATTTTTTTAAATAATTAAATAATTGTTCTTCATTCATAACAACTGTTTAAATTCATTATTTTCTCGCTTCAATTTTAAATACTCTGTATGATACTGAGCAAGTCTTTTAATTAGCTGCTTGTTCTCATCTTCCATAGCACTTAAAGTATCTCTGGTTTCACTCATCCATATTTCGTATTTCTCTAAGGTTTCTATTAAATCCTTTCTGTGTTCGTGTTTATCTCGTAAATCGTGTAGAGAAAGTCGGATGCTTCCTATAATCGCATTTAAGGAAGTCTTAGCGTGTATTACATCAAATAAATTCATATTAAAAAGGGAGTTTATCGTCAAAGTTACTATTATGTTCTAATGCTCTGTAAAAAGATTGCGTTTCGTTATTCATTACATTCTTTCGTCTTTTAATAGGGTCAATGCCACCAATTTTAAATCCTAATCCACTATTAAAATCAAATAACAAAGGCATACCCAACTCAGTACATTGACCACCTGTGTCTCTATCTTTAATTTTTTCTATGTCTATCATTGTAGAATATTTCATTGTAGGATGTTTAACTAACCTGTGAATGATTAACATATCGTCACATCGATTTAAGAAAGGTTTACCGCCTTCTATATGTGCTTTAAGTGGTGGTTTTAAATGTCCTTTCCATTCAGGGAAATCATCTCCGTATAACATACCACTTCTACCACTTTCTGAATTAGGATGTGTTGATACATACAAAGTCTTTCCAGATTGATTACAAAATTGTCTCGTAGTATTTAAAAATTCATAATTATCTGAATGCTGCATACCTCTATCTAATCCTGTAAATGGGTCAATAAATCCTATATCTGCATCTGTAGAACCAATTATATCTAAAACTTCTTTTGGCTTATATAGTTTTTCATTGCTTAAGAATTTAAAATAGTATTCAATAAATGATTCGTGTTTGCGTATCTCATCATAAGTTAAATCCTTAAAATGTTTGCCGGAATACATTTGTATTAAATCACGCATTACTTGTCCGCTTGAGTTCTCACCCATCCAAACAACTGTTTTTAAATCGTGGTTAGTAGCCAATGCAAGAAAGTACCATTCCATCCAATAGGATTTACCTACATTATCGTGTCCTAAAACTATATTTAACTGCTTACGTTTAAATCTAATGTAGTCATCTAATACACACCCTATACCTAACCCTTGAGATATCTTACCGCTCTTATAGTCGTTTAGATATTGTGTGCTATGTCCTGTTGATAGTATCATTTGTTTAGTTCCATTTGTTTTATAACGTGTTCGTATCTTATTTGCTCTTCAGATTTAGCTTGTTGTTTAGGTTGTTTAGGTAAATATGAAATTGTATTACTTAAAGTTGACTTCCAATTTACAATTTTAATCATTTTACCATTCTTCTCCTTACACCAATCATTAACTAACCAACTTTGATGTTTAAGTTTTAAGGCTTCTATAGATACATCTTCAATTAATGAAACACCATAAGAAACAAACTCTTCTATACTTGGTATAGTATTCTTTTCATTCTTTACATTCTTGTTTGTTGTTATCTCCTTGTTATCTCCTTGTTGTCTGTTTGTTGTTTGCTTGTTGTCTCCTTGTTGCTCACTTTGATAACTATCGTAATTACAGACAGTTAGCCGTGTTGTTTTTCGTAGTCCTTCCGTGTTAATCATTTCATCTTTTTCAAGTAATTTTAAAAATGTTCTGAGTTTCTGAATTGTCCAATCCTTACCTAAAATGCTTACCCAAGTAGATAAACTATTTATACTTTGTCCTCTTTTACATTCTATTAATTCTCCTTCAATTCC